TAGAGGTAGAGCACCTGTATGTTTAACAGTATTGTTCTTGACTGGTGCTAAGATACCCCTGACTAGACCCATATCAATACCAATACCTGCTCGCTGTGCTGTCATAAGAGACAGTGCATACTCCGTAGCTAAGATAGACTCACTGCTGTCACCCATCTTAATCTTACAACAACTAGAGAACATCTTAAGTCTAGTACGTACACCACTAATGACTGGAGTAGGTAAACTAATCTCATCATTCTTCAGTGCCTGATAGAAGTCCAACACATACCCTAGCTTAGCATCTCCTTCATCAGCAAAGATAACCATAGGGATAATCATAAACGTCTCTTGAATCATCTCTAAGGGAGTGTCAGTCTTAACATCCTTAATGAGGTACTTACTCTCTAGCTGTGTGATGCTTGAGTGTACTCTCTCTAAATCATTATCATAATCTAAGTAGCTACTTAGGTATGCAATCTCTTCTTCACTGTACTTCTCTAGTATCTCAGGGCTATACAATCTAGACTTAACATTCTTCTTGATGTAGTCTAGGAAGTTGATAGGTTCGAAGCTACCATATACTTCCTTACGCATATTAGTGACTAACAATCTACCTGCTAGTAGCCCATAGTCAGGATGCTCAGGTGTTAACTTCTCACTCGCACTCTTAATAAGTGTCTGTTGGATAGCCACACTAGACATCTTATTAGCAATCTTTAGATGTGCGTTAAGTGCTACATCAGATACAGATACCTTAAGTCCCTCAGCACATTGAGCTAACATCATATGAATCTTATCATAATCCAGCAGCTCTAGTGTACCATCTCTTTTCTTTACGTGTATGTTATTCTTCATTAGGTTTAATCTCCATATCAATCATAGGTGTGCCATCCCCATCCTCATAGGTAGAGTACGTTAGTTGCCCTGTCCTATGCATTATGATGGCATCCGCTATACCTTCATTGTACGCTCTCTTATCTGCGTACCATACAGCTAATGCACCTACTAGAAGCCATACAATATTTACTATTAATATATCGTCCATCAATCTTCCTTGGTTAGTTCTAGCATTAGTTTATTTAAGTACCACTGTGCTTTCTTTAAATCTTCTAGACCGTTCTTAAACTTATAACGACTAACGTATTTGATTACGTTACCTTCTACGTACGTTAGCTTCTGGTCTAAGATAAAGTCTATGACCTGTATGTTGCCTTGCTTGTAGTGGTTAGGGTTGATTGCGTCATTCATATTCTTTCTCCGTTGTTAATGTTTTGTATCACTATCCATAACTATATAAGTATCATCAGTATCATACAACTCAGTACCTGCATCATACAATAAGCTGGGTGCTTTCTCTAACACAACACTGATACCCATAGCTAACGGATAAAGTACTCTGTTAGCTGTGCTTCCTTCTCGTGTATTATCTACCATAGACATCTCCATAATGCCTGTCTTGACATCTAAAGATAACTTAAGTAGTATGTCCTCAGACACCTATAGCTCGCCAGTCCTTGCCTTGTTTAATCATCTTAACAAACCATTGGAATGAATATATAGATAGTCTAACCACACCAAAGTTCATAACGTGTGTTTGCTCAGGGGCTAGGTCTAACACAGTACTAAAGGTTACCTTGTCTCTCTCTTCACCTTCAAGTAAAGATTGTAACCACTCAACCATATCTTCTTTAGCTTGTCTTCTTATTGCTTTAGCTTTTCTTCCGTTCATTTGTAGTACTCCTTAGTTACTTCTTCAATGTCTGAGCGAGGTCTCTTCTCTACGTGTGTAAAGAATAAGTCACCAGTAGAATATCTAAATACCCTAGCGTCAGGGTTACACGCTACCTTATGACTGCACCACTTGCAAGAGTTATGCAGTCCTTGGTTGCCTGCCTTACCAATATCTATGATAGGGTGGCATCTTTCTTCGGGTGCTTTGTCTTGCTTAAGTTCTTCACGTACCTTAGTGATGCGTGTCTCGATGTTAGGCATCTCTAAGTCATCAGGTCTGAATAAACATAACTCACCTGTTGATTTGTTAGCTACGAAGAAGCCACCACCCTCTCTCTTAAGACCGTGTTCATAGCCCGCGAGCTGTGCAAGGTAACCGAAGGGGTCATTCTCTGCTAACTTACCATCCTTAAACTTCTTGAATGAGTAATCACTAGCGGTCTTGATATCAATAACAACACCATCAATCACTGAGTCAATGTGTCCCTTAAGACCACATACATCTACCTCAGCCTGTTGCATCTCAACCTTATGACCTGCTAAGTCAACAAAGAATAGTAAGAACTCTTCAACAACGTGACCATATAAGAACCTAAACATAACATCAGGTCCCATCTCTTCTGCTGTAGCATCAGTGTTAACGTCATACCATAGCTGTCTGTTAGGTCTACCTACGTTAGACATTCTTAAGCCAGAACTCTGACCTCGTGGTGTTGCCCATTGGTGTAGAACTTCTTCAAGTCCTGCCATCAACTTAGCTACCTTAGCCTTAGGCATCTTAAGTTCTTTACCTTTACTTATGTTAGTGAATAGTTTTTCAACATCCTCTACTAAAGTATCTACTGTTTTATTCTTTGCCATTAGTGTGTCCCTGCCCAAGTTAATGCTACTTTATATTCCCCATCAAGAGGACATCTCATTTCAAACGCTTGACCTGCCTCACGTATAGCTTCAACAGCAAGAACACCAAATGCATCAGCGTGTTCCTTAAGTACCTCTGTTTGGTACTCATCGTGGATATTACCCACAAATTTATAATCAAGTCCAGCTATTGTAGCACAGTCATCTAAGATTGTCAACGCTTTCTTCATCACGATTGCTCCCGCCCCTTGCAAGAGAGAGTTAAGTGCTGCGTGTTCAGACCGAATCCAGATTTTTCTGCCATCAAGTCCTTTGACATACCCTCTTTTAGCAGCCTTTCCAACTCGTTCTCGTAAATCTCTAAGTGGTGGCGTATTATTAAGGAACTTTGTCTTAAGTCGTTTACCATCCTTTGCCCCTCCGTTAACGATACTCCCGACCTTTGCATCCCCTGCACCATACAAGAATGCGTAGATGAAAGTCTTTGCCTGATTTCTTGATTGAAGTCCTGCAGCCACTTGATTTGCTGTGTGTATATCTCCGTGTAATATTTCATTTGTGTACCCCTCATCATTCATATAATGTGCAAGCATTCTTAACTCAAGACCACTCGCG